TGTCCGATGCGGGCGATCAACCAACCAAACCAAAACATAGTGAGGAAACAATGGACGAACTTGAAATCAAATCCGCCGTAGATAAGGCGGTGGCTGATGCACTTGCGGTGCAGGAGGCCAAATCAAAAGCAGAAGCCGACAAGGTAGCTGCCTTGAACGCGGCGGAGGACGCCGGATATAAGAAGGCACTTGAGGATGTCAAGGCCAACCGTGCTCCCGCCTATCACACGACTGACCCTGTTGACGATGATAATGACGGCGTCGGCGCGTTCAAAAGTTGGATGCAGACCGGGCAGGAAAACGCCGGACTGATCCGCCCCGATGCTTCATTCGACAAAATCCAATCGGCTAAGGCCGCGTGGAATGTCTCGACCGGCGCTTCGGGCGCGTTCCTGGTTCCCGATCCCCTGTACAACCAGATCATAGCCAAGCGCGATTTGGCCTCCTGGGTGCGCCAAGTCCCTGTTCAGTATTTTCAGACCAGCGCAGATCACCTGCTTGTCCCGAAGGAGGACACCAAATTGACCGACTTCGTTTTGACGGCAGAGGCCGCAGCGTATGACGAGAACGAAGGCACGGTAGCCCAGAAAGACCTGATCCTGTACAAGTACACCAAGATGACGAAAGTCAACGAAGAATTTTTGATGTACAACAGTACGAATTGGGAATCATGGTTCGCGGGCGCAATGGGTCGCGCAGTGGCCGGAACCGAGAACACCATCTTTACGACTGGCACAGGCACAAGCCAGCCTGAGGGCATTCTCACCGGCGCGACGGTTGCAAACACGACCGCCACGACCGATGTCATTCTGCCTTCAGAACTTTCGGCCCTGATCGGCTATCTCGGCGGCGGGTATAACGTGCCGTCCGAGTCCGCCATGCTCATGGCGAATAAGACCAAATGGTATCTCAAAGGCAGTGGCGGAACATCGGCTGTCCCGTTTGCATACGTGCAGACCCCGCAGGATGGCGATTTCTTCGGCTACAAGGCTGTCATTGATGACGACCTTGACCCGTATACCACAGCCTCAGCCAAGTGCGTCGTGTTCGGCAATTTCTCCTACTACGCAGTAGTGGAAAAGCCGGGCATGGTCGTACAGCGCAACCCCTACCTGTACATGGCAACCGGGCAAATCGGTATCTTCGCCTCTATCTTCCGCGGTGGCGGAGTACTTCAGAGCGAAGCATTCTACTATCTGACCAACGCTGCATAAGAGGTGATGACATGTCACGCAACAAGAATCCTGATGTCCAGAAGTCGATGGTTGCAGTAGCAGCCAGCGGCGGACAAGTTGGTGCGCTGGTCGGAACAAAGGTCGACGCGACCGGATACTCCCGCGCGCACTTCATCTTCAATTTCGGTAACGGCGCCGCAACGACCGCCGCACTTTCGGCGGGTATTGGACCCTGGCAGGCGTCCACATCCGGCGCAACTTACGCTGCTATCGCAAGCGCATCTCTGGCCGCTGTGACCTCCGGCGTGCTATCGAGCACCTCGGTCACGCTGGAAGTGGATGTACCTATTTCAGCGGGTACGCCCTGGCTGCTTGTCTCCGGTGGCTCACTGCTCTCGACAGCCGTCCCGCATTCGTGCGTGGTGGAACTGTACAACGGCATCAATCGTCCGCCAACAGCATCCAGCATCGAAGTCGTAACCGTCTAACACTACTGATAAGTAATGGGGGAGGCGAGCAATTGCCTCCCCCGGAAAGCGTTTTATCTTGCACATATTCCATTGGGTTCCCTCGTCTGGCGCGCCGCCTCCGTGGTCGTGCGTTCACTCGTGGGTAAACCTGCTCTTGCCTGATGGCGCAAAGCGGACATTTAAGCAGAGCGGCGCTGGCTCGGTTCGTGTCGTCTGGAATGATATTGTGCGGGAGTTTCTCGCAACCGACGCCGAATGGATATTCTCGACGCACCACGATGTTGTTTTCGTCCCTGAAACATTGAAGCGATTACTGTCCTGGGATAAGCCCCTTATATCGGCGCTGGTGTTCATGCGACATAACCCGGTCGTCCCACAGATTTGGAAATCCTACGATAGAGATGAAGGCCATTATGTGATGAGAATCAATGATACTCGCGAATGGTTCTACGATCATAAAGAGTGGATCAAGTTTGGGCCGTTCTTGATAGACCCCTGCCCCCCCGATGCGCTTGTCTCTGTCGGCTTCACCGCGACCGCCTGCACGCTGATACACCGGACTGTCTTTGAGGACATCCGCGCCAAAGTACCCGACCAGGGTGATGGCTTGTGGTTTGCCTGCGACAACGAGACTTCAGGCGGCGGGGAGGATCGGCGCTTCTACGAATACGCGCGGGCTGCTGGTTACGAAGCGTTTGTAGACCGCTCCTGTATAGCTGGTCATGTGGCTGGCGACATTCCCACATCCAGCGCCGATTTCATTGCTTGGGATAGCGTGAGTGATTTTCACAATACGGGAGAGCCTGTAATAAATGACAACCAAGAAAACTAAAGCACCCAAAACAAAGGCGCTTGACAAGATGCTGAAATACCATTCGAAGCATTGTACTTTTTGGGTATTTAGCTGTGATCGGCATTGTTCATGTGGACGCGATGAAGCCATAAAAGAACTTAACCAAATACTAGGCGTGCTACTTACCACTATGGGAACAGCATGACCACAAAACAAGTTGAAACCGCGACCGTCGTCGGGACAGTCACCGGCTCGGGGAATGCTACTGTGACCGTGACCGCGCTCGGCATGGCAAACACGCCGAAGGCTATCTCAGTCGCCGTCACTTCAGCAGATACCGCCTCCATTGTTGGCGGGCTGATACGCACGGCGCTGGCCTTCGATGTGGATGTGGCGGCGCTGTTTTTGGTATCCGGCAGCGGCGCGAATGTAGTCCTGACAAAACATATCGCGGTCGCCAATGATGACACGCTGAATATTGCCATTGCAAACGGCACTTGTACCGGCCTGACCGCCGCGCCAACATCCACGAATACGACCGCCGGAACGGGGATGACAAACGGCTACGTCACGCTGGCGCAACTCAAATCGTCTGACGTGCTGAATTTCTCGAACACGACCCATGATGAGATTTTGGAAACCATCATCGAAGCCGTCTCGCGCCTGATAGACAACAAATGCGCCCGCCGCTTCTTCTCCGCATCCGAAACGAGATATTACACCGCTGACGAAGGCGACCTGATGTTCGTGGATGACATCTCAACCTCAAGCGGGCTGACGCTTGTCACAGATGAGGACGGGGACAGAACGTATGAAACGACTTGGGCGACGACAGACTACGACTTGACATCATTCAACGCGACGCTGGATGGCTGGCCTTACCAGATGATAGAAACCACACCTGAGGGAGATTACTCGTTTCCTGGCACAAAAAAGGGCGTGAAAGTCACCGCCTCATTCGGCTGGGCGTCGGTTCCGAAAACTGTTGTGCTGGCTTGTATCCTGCAAAGCAATCGCGAATATAAACGCTTCAACACCGCGCTTGGACAGGCCGGGGCGTCCAGCGTTGGCACGATTACGCTAACCATCCCGGCGCTCGACCCGGATGTTGAAAAGCTCCTCTGTCCTTATGTGAGGATTACGTGACGCAGGACTATACCACAGCGGTAACGGAAGTTGCTGAGGTCGTGGCGGCGGTGGCGGGCATCGGAGCCGCGCCCGCGACGCCGCAGGAAAATATCAACGAACGGATTTTTGCACTGACGTATCTTATGACCTCAATGACCGAGATCAGCGAGACCGGGACGATGCAACACCTTGCGACAATTGCCGTTGACATCCTGACGCCGCATACCGACCTTGCGCAGAACATCGCCGCACTCCTGCCGATTGTAGACCTGGTTGACACGGCGCTCCTAACCGAAATCACGACCACCAGCCGCTTCTTTGACGGCTCGATTGACACTTTTGGGATTTTGCGATGGGAATTTCTGCCCGTATATATCTACTCTAGCGTGGATTGCGTCGGCTACCGAGCCATGCTTGAGAATGTGAAACAGAAGATAAACCTATGACGCAATTATCCATCCAGATCAACAACGCGGATATTGTGCGCCGAGGCTTGCAGGATTTGTCGGCGGAGATCCCGAAAATCGGGCGCTTGCAAATCTATCAGACATCACAGGCGATTGTCCGCCGGATGAAGATTTACCCGCCTGAGCGACCGGGGCAGAGATATATCCGCACAGGCAGGCTCGGCGGTGGTTGGATGATTATACCGAACACAAACGGCTATACCACGCGCAACGATACACCATATACAAAATATGTCGTGGGTAACGCCTATGGCTTGGAACAAGCCTGGATGCACGAAGGGCGCTGGAACCTTCTGCGCGACGTGCAGGAGGAGGAAGTCGCGAAACTTCCGAAGGCAATCGAAGAGGAGATCACGATGGTGACGCGCCGCGTAGGATTGTAAGGAGACAAACATGGCAATTAAATTGCATTACATTGGCCGGGGTGACGCGCTCATACACATACCCGCCCGCGACCTGATGGACGAAGATTTCGCCGAGCGTGCGGAACTCTGGAAGGAACTTGGAATAGATGAGGCCGGGATGCTTGCAAGCGGCCTGTATGAGAAACCAAAAATAGAACAGCCGAAGAAAATCAAAACGGCTAAGGAAGGTGAATAATGGCTGGTCGTAGAAGTTTGAGAAAGCTCCAGTTTTACAGGGAGGCAACAGCCGGGACAACCTCATCCGCGACATTTATTTTTCGCGGCATCGGGACGATCCTGGACAATATCCAGGTGCAACGTGTCAGTGAGGACATCGGGATTATCAGCGGCACGACCCGCACGAATGTACCCATGAAGGGTGGGACGCTGGCAATTAGCCAAACCCCCGCGACATTTGAGGGTCTCCTGCACATCCTTGAAATGAGTGTAAAAACCGTTGCCGGTTCCCAGGACGGCGCAGGGACTGACTACATCTATACCTATGCGTTCCCCACTACCGCAGGCAACGCGATCAAAACTTATTCCATCGAGGGCGGGGATGATAACGAAGTTGAGCGCATGGCGTATTGTTTCGTCAAGGACTGGACGCTATCCGGCAACGGGCGCACCGCATACCAGTTGCAGGCGAATATCCAGGGGCGCGCCCCGGCCCTGGGCGCCTTCTCAGCCGGTCTATCCCTGCTGGCTGTCAACAACATGAATTTCGGATTGACGAAAATCTATCAAGATGCGATTGGCGGCACGGTTGGAACGACGATCAAGTCCAATACGGTGCGGGGCGTCAATTTCAAGTTTGCATCAGGAATTGAGGCGAAGGATACCGCAGACGGGCGGCTCGACTTCTCTTTTGCACAGGGAACGGATTATGTAGTTACCTGTGATTTGGAATTCGAGCATGACGCAATCGCCGCCGCGCAGAAAGTTTTATGGCGCGCACAAACGCCTGTCCTACTGCAAGTCAAAGTCGAAGGTTTGACGGCATTCGCCACTCCCGGCACGACATACAGCGTCCCGACGATGAAGATCAATCTCCCCGGCTATTGGGAGAGCTTCTCGAAGATCGGGGAGGCCAACGGTAACGATATTGTGACAGGTAAGTTTGTGTCTGCGTACGATACCACAGCCGCCGCCGCTGGGTCGATCATCGTTGTAGTTGAATTGGCAACAGTTCCATAACGCGCTAATGCGCGAGAAAGTAGTTTGTAATGTCTGAGGATATACACATTAAGTTTTTGTTCGACGCGAAAACAGTAGGGAAGCGCCTGAAGTGGAAAGACATAAAAAAGGTGCAAAAATTCAGGCGCTTGAAAGCACAAGGCAACGATATTAACGACGAGTTTCTGGAACAAATCCAGATTCTATCCTGTCGCTTCATGGCTGACGAAAATAATCAGTACCTTCCGCAAGACGAAGCGTATGCAATATTTGATGAATTGAGCCGGGATGAAGCGGCGGATGCTATCAACAAATTTAGCGAAGCACTTGTGGAATCTACCATCCCAAACGCGAAAGGGGGTCAATTGAACTCTACTTCAGAAGTCGATTCCCTGACCCCGCAGACCTCCCCGGATGGTTCGACGTTGTAGTGTTGGCGTTCGCTTTGCATCAATTACCCTGGAAAATCACAGGCGAAAAACCGTCGCGCTGGCGGCGGTATGTATGGCAATTAAGGCTCACTTTATATATCAATGAATTGAATGCAAGGCAACAGCGCGAGATAGATGCAATGAGGAATCAATAAACGCCACGCTCGGCAATCATATGGCAACCTCTGCAAAGAGAAATTAGGTTTTTGAGAACGTTGGCCTCTTTATATCTTTCGATACCGAAATTTCTAAAAGGAACTTTGTGATGGACATCCAAGTGACGACCATATTCTCTTTCAGTAATGCCACAGTTCTGGCATGTGTACTTGTCGCGCTTGCGTGCGGAGCGTTTTTGCTGAAACCAGTTTCGACCATAGTTATGATCGTATTCTCCTCCGCGCCAATTCGGGTGCTTAACAGGGTCTTGTCGAATGTGGTTGTACCAGCATTTAGTAGAACAATAGCGGCTTGCCTTTTGTTTTCCTGGAACATAGTAAATCGTTTTGCATTGTTCGCAAATCTTTTCCAAAAGTGGCTTGTGAGGGCGGGTGCGTCCCTTGTTGGCTTTTCCTACGCGGCTAATAATTTCTCTAAGCCTATCTGTAAGGTGAATGGATGAATAATTTTTCTTCTTGCACTCTCTGGAACAAGTGGATGTTTCATATGATGGCCTTACCCGAAAAGGCTTTTTACATACAACGCACACTCTTGTTTCTATTTGGGAATTACGTCAGCAGGCGCGCGAACAAAAGCGAATTATCCTATCGCTGCGCCCTTGAAAATGCTTTCCACATTGTTCGCAGTGAATTTCGATTAGTGACATGGTACTCCAAACAAAATACCTCTCGCATCGCGGGCTAGCGCGACACGAAAGGTATATGGATTTTAACATGGAAACGCCTGCTAGCCCAGACGAATTGATTTACAAGGATTATATCACATGGCTGCCGAAGTAGAGATAGTGATAACGGGGAAGGACGAATTTTCGGGAGTTATGGGGGGAATAGTTGGATCATTCGGCGACTTCGGAAATATCGTCACTGGTATCAAATCGGCTCTTGACTTGGCTGCCGGTGCAATTGATGCTGTGCTTACGCCGGTTATTGCGTTTGGACAGGAAGCCATCCTTACCGCCGCACGCGTAGATGAACTTAGAGTAGTCAATCAGGTTTTAGGAGAAACTGCTGGAATTCCGGCGTTATATCTTGAAAAGATAGCGACATCAATTCGCAGTATGGGTATCGAAGCGGGAATTGCCGAAACAACAATCGCGGCGTTTATTGGTGCAGAACTCGATTTAGCGTATGCTACTGACATTGCTCGTATTGCTCAGGATGCAGCAGTTATTGCAGGACAAAATTCAAGTCAGACTCTAAAAGATATTGTATATGGTATTGAAACTCTCAACCCGCTTGTATTGCGCCATGCCGGGATTGTCGTTGATCTACAATTGGCATACAAAGAATGGGCGGATGAAAACGATAGAACAACAGAAAGCCTGACCACTGCCGAAAAGCAGCAGATAGCATTGAATGAGGTATTGGAAGCAGGCGTAGGGATTGCAGGCGCGTATGCCGCTGCAATGGAAGAGCCTGGAAAAGTATTGCGCTCATTTCCCCGATACTTCGATGACATCATGGTCGCTATTGGTGAACCATTTCAGGAGGCGTTTGGAACTGTCATTTTTGCTATTGCCGATCTTGCTAAATGGTTTGGTAAGGCTGTCTCAGAAGGCGGTACTTTGCGTCCAATCCTGGAAGATATTGGGAGAATTGCTGCAATCGCAGGTGAGGGGTTTGCAGAATTAGTTGATATTTTTATGAAACTGGTAAGCGGCGATATAGTCAAATTATATGATCTTGGTGCTGCGATGCAATCGTGGAAAGATGTAAATCCAATCTTCTATGATCTTGGAACAGCATTGAGAATTATTCAGCAGGCTCTTGATAATGGTGATACGCTCTGGGGCGCATTGATTACAGCGGCAGACAGGTTAGGTGGTTCTGGCAGTCCATTAGCTGGAGTTCTTGAGTATATTTTAGATTTAAAAGATGCTTTTGGTGAGGGTGATGTTATAGGTGTAATTGGCTTTGTTCTCGCAAGTATACCAATAGAAGATATTGCTACTTGGGTTGTTGATTTGACGGACGAGATTGACGTTAAGCTGGCGGAGGCGATAAAACTTCACGATTGGACGGCATCTGGTGATGCGTTCGGAGATGCGCTACTTGCAGCATTTGGAGCAGGTATAGAGAGCAATGAATCGGAAGCCGTTCCTGCTATTGGTCAGGCAATCAGCGACTGGTTCTTTGGTGCTATGGGATTGGCAGATTTCTTTCCTAGTTGGAAGGTTTTCTGGCAAAGAATGTTAGATCAAGTTACAAGCCAGGAAAATTGGACTGCAATCGGTATTGGCTTTGCCGATATGTGGAGCTATCTTGTATTAAGTATTCCAAATATGATTGCTAATGCTGACTGGGCAGCAATCGGTATCGGCTTTGCAGACATGTGGAGTTATGTCGTTCTTGCTTCATTAGACACTCTTGGAGAAATCGCGACAGGTTTCATGGATATGCTCACCTTTCTCTTTGTAGAAATAGTGGATTTTATTGTTGGCACTGATGATTGGCGACAAATAGGAGAAGCTATCTCTCAAGGTTGGCAAAAGGCTGTGGATTTCGATTGGTCTTGGGATGCTGACAAATGGGTACATGAGAAAATCATCGACCCTATAAAGAAATGGCTAGGCATTTCCAGTCCATCAACCGTCTTTATGGAAATTGGCGTCAACATCGTTGCGGGATTGGTGGCTGGTCTTACCGCTGCAACGGCCTGGTTGATAAATACAATTCAAAACATCGTTGCATTATTACTAGCCCCCTTCGAGCCGATATTGAACCTGCTTGGTATCGACATCAGCAGCTTGACCAATCCCACACCCATCCCGATTGGTGGTGGGACAGGCAGCGGGACTGGCAGCGGGACTGGCAGCGGAACGGGAACGGTCGTCAATCAATACTTCGCGGGCGCGACGATCAACGTCGGCTCGTGGGGAGAAATTGCTTATGACTGCATTTATCCCAACCCGTTCATCGCAGCGACCAGCGGGCAATTAGGCGGCGGCGTATGAATCTGCTTCTATTGACGTGGAACGGGATTAGCATCAACAACGGCTCGCCGTTCTATTCCGATTTCCCACCCGGCTCAAAGGTCAATATACACGGCAACGTCGTTACCGTTCCGCGCGCAGATAACTATCCCTATGTATCGGGGATCGTAGCAGATCCGCAGTCTCTTATAATCCGGGTGAGGATTGCAGCGGGACAGGATATTGACACCAATCGGGAACTACTCAAGCAGTATTTCAATTTTGAGGACGGGCAGCGTCATAATCTGATTGCGGAGAATGGAGCAAGCGGAACGCAGTGGTACGTGACCGGCTTTGTACGCGACGTCCGAAATGAGGGAACGAATAAAAATTCCTTCATGGTCTTATTCCAGATCGAGTATCCATACTGGAAACTTGTCACGGCGACCGATACCAGTTGGAGTGTAACGGCATCCGGGCAGACGCAGGCGATCACCAACGCAGGTAACCGCAAGATCGGGCCGAAGCTGACCCTGACCCCCACCAGCGCGAAAACGGGCGGGCTGAGTTATCGGCGCTGGATACCGATTTATAACAATATGGATATATCCTATATTGCGCCGCTGGACATTACTAATGGCGGGCTGGATACGGCGACACTCACCACTGCCAAGATGCAGGCAGACGGGGATGATTTCCTGGTGCTTGTGGATGGGGTCTTTGTAGATAGATGGCTTCAGGACATGGATACGGCAACGACGAAATGTTGGGTCAATCTAAACCTGGGGCCGCGCCGTGAAGGGACGACGAATACCAGCATAGCGGGCAGCGGGGCGATCACGACCATCACGCTATCAAAAACAAAAGCTAACCTGGAATTTCTACACGCGATGGCAGCGGCGGTCAACAAGGTCGTGCTGATCGATTCGGAGGCATTTACATTTACAGGCGCCAATCTGGTAACCTATCAATTGACAGGTGTAACACGTACCAAAAAAGATACGACCATCGCGGCGCACACCGCGCCGAAAACTGTACGCTGGATCGAGCATGACATCTGGATACTCTACGGGGATAGCACATTGACCGCCCCGGATGTGGACAATGATAACAAGCCGATGTGCTCACTCGCGTCCACAAACGGGGCATGGGTGCTTACTAACTATTTTCAGGCAACCGGCGCACGCACGGGCATGTGGAAAGGGGAGGTATTATCATCCCGAACAGGCCTGTCATACGTCTATACCGCGCCGGATAATACATTTGCTGACCCGTCCACATCCCTGGGGCTGGCATTGATAGGGAGTGCGGACTTCCAGGTACAGAATGAGACAGGTACGCTGGATTGGATATTCTCCCACCCCGCCACGATCACGACTGTTTTGTTTTCGGGTGATAAGTATATGAGTGGCTCGTGGCCTGCCATTGTAGGGCTTCAATATCTCCAGACAAATGCCGTATGGTTCACGGCTGACAACCAGGCCGAACCGACCGTTACTTATTCCTGGCAGAGTTTTGGCCCCACGACTGCCAACCTTGCATCTCCCTACCCCTCCGCGATCCGCTTTGTAATCGATGGCCTGCTGTCATCTGCCATCAGCGAGATGGCACTGGCTCAATTCGACACGGTAACCGTCACCTTTTCGAGTTCCAACCTGCCAACCATTGCGGTAGGGGCTGAGGCGGCGGCGTATTACTTCGATGCTACGATCACCAACAATACAAGCACGGAATATATTAAGTGCGCCGTGCCTTGCTTCCTGAATGAGACGGTGACAATTGACTGCGAAGTTAAGGATGCGTATCTCTCAGACGGCTCGCGGGTCAATGTGACGCTATCCACCGACCGCGCCGAATGGCTGGATTTATCTCCCGGCGCGAGTACCCTGCAATACGACGATGTGGGCAGCAACGCCGTTACCGTGCATGTGATTCATCGCGATAGAACCCTGTAGGATCATAGATGTTATGAAGTTTATCAATGTAAATTACTCGCACTTTTTCCATGACTTCTTGTATAGCGTTGGAAAGTTCTACAAGCCCTTCGCTAATAACCTCTACCATTTTTGGGATTTGGTTAAGAAAGAATATGAGCCGCTCGAATTTTTGTTCTGCTTTTTTGCGCCTACCAAATTGAACGCTGGCCCTGGAGCGCAAGTATCTTTTACCGTGCAATGTCTTTTTCATGGATAAATTTTAACACATGCCTAGCAATTTGAGAATATTCGACCATTTTTCCAAACCTTTGTGTTTTCTAGAAGCACCAACGACGCCACGCTCATGGCTCCTGAACAGCTTCGGCAAGGCGGAGTTTTCCGTAGGCTTGCCATATCTCAAGGACAAGTTCACGCCAAAAGAAGAAACGGTCATGCAATACGGTAACCTTGTATTCGTGGAACATATCCCGTCCAAGGACGCGGCGGGAACAGCAAACGGGAAATTACCGGACTGGACGGGTATCATCCTGCCTGATAGGAATTGGCCTGACAAGATTCTGAACGCAACCGCATACAGCGCGGAAGCGATATTAACCTTTCGCCCCATGCCGCTGACCAAGATAAGCGGCACACCAGGGAGCATGTTCAAGCAGATGCTGGACATGGCACACACGATTACAGACGATATTGTCATTCAGCCGGGAGTTATTGAGGACATCCCCGAAACGTTCGGGGATAGCCTCGCCACGTCCGCCTATGACCACATCAAAAAATTATGTGCCAATTCCGGCATGGATTGGGACGTGACCGGGCAGATAGATGGGCGCGGCAATCTGCAACTATACGCCAACCTGTACAGGCGCAAGGGCGCGGTCACGCGCCTGGAACTGACAAGAGACAATGTCGAGGGCAGCGGGCCTCTCCTGACGGAACAGGGAACACCATATAACGTCATCTACGGATATTCCCAGGCATCCACGAAAGAGAGCCGTTATTTCGCAAAGGGGGTCAATCAGGCATCAGTGGATAAATATGGGGTGCTGGCGACCAATATCGTTTTCTCCGGCATCACGGATCAAACATCCCTTACCAACGCCGCGCAGACAGCGGCGGATAACTCGCCGCCGCGCATGAAACTTCATCGCGTCGCGCTGGATATTGGCAAGACTTTTGACAGTTTGGCGGCGGGCAATACCATCACCGTGCGAGATAATACAGTTGGTTTCAAGCCCGGCGGGGGCTTCGGGTTTAGCGCAGCCGCGCGGATATTATCACTGGATTACAACGACCTGACAATAGGCAAAGCACCGCTTAATTTGGAGATCATCTAATGGCAATCGTGAATGAGAGCGGCGGCGGCGGTTCTTCCACAGATACGGGCGTCTGCGCCATCTCGCCATCTGATTTAGTCGGTTACACGGGCAACGCCCTTAACCGTATCAAGGACTTGGAACAGAGGGTCGCGGAATTGGAAGCGGCGATTGTCCAGGTGAACCAACTCTCGGATTTGTCCCAGCAGGTCGGCTGGGTGGGCAACGTCATCTATATGGGAGTAGAGGGCTGGACACAGACCGAATACGGGACGCTGATACCGCCTCCCGGCGTGAGTTTCTCGTCGCTCGGCTTCACGCTCTCAGACGGCAATACCTACCCGTTCGTCGTGATGGACGAAAACGGCGTGTTGCAATATGGATTTACCAATACCGGGGAACTGGCCGGGGCAATGGGAACCGCAGTAGCAAAAGATACACTGGTTTTATCGGCTGCATCCCAGACCCTGAATTCATTCAACCAGGCGATTAGCTGGAGCGCAATTCAATTCCAATCCGGGACTTCGATGAGTTGGACTTCCGGCAGCACGGTCACACTGGCCGTACCAGGAACTTATGCAATTACTTATAGAACAGAAGCTACAACAGCATGGAACACGCCACCAACCGCCACAAATGATCTATACATGCACTTTGCCACACAATTGGATAGTGGCGGTGTCAGTAATCCGCGCTTTCATTTTGTCAGATCAGGCACAGATTTCTTGCCTGAATTCAGGACGATCATTATCCATAAAACAGCAAGTCATACGACATCACTGACAGTTAATTTTAGAAATGCCGACGGCTCGGTTGACCTGACAAGCTCGCTTGCAATCGTGCGGCTGGATACCAGATAACCCACCCGTTTAGAAAACTCATGGAGAACTTATGCCATATAGAAACTTAGCTAGAGAATACTCAACTACCACAGGCACAAGCGACTGTGTCCTTACCGGCGCGGTTCCCGGCTGCAATACCTGGGAACTGGCTGGGATCACAAACGGCGAAGTCGTGCGCTTTGGGATCATCACCTACTCGACAACATCCAACCGCCCGACACACTCCGAGATAAGTTTGGGGGCATATAACACTGCAACAAATACAGTGGCACGCACAACGGTAGAATCATCAACAAATGCCGGGGCAAAGATTGTATTGACGGGATTATCCGAAGTTTACATTTGTCCTAGCAGAAAGGACTTGCCGGTCTTTGCAGCCTATTACGGATCGACATTGGTGGTCAATGATACAGTGGATAATGCGCTGCTGGATGTAGATACCGAGTGGACAGACGAACACGGCCTAGCAACGCTGGCAAGCGACGTAATCACGATTAATTATCCATGCTGGGCGAGTATCTCCATGCACGTCACATTCGACGCGGCGTCGGCTTTCAATGGTTATGTCCATGTCGAGTGCAACCAATACGGGCAGGGAACCCGCAAAGGATACACGACCGCGATGGGCATCCTGGCAGATACAATTTTTCTTGGCCCGTTCCTGTTCAACGTTACAACAACGCAGGCGGTTAGTTTTCAATTCGACAACCACTTGGGCGCGAACGCGAACACGATTATCAATGACGTGCAGATAGAGGCGTGGCTGAAATGATCGGCTTTGACGGGATCGGCTTCCACGCCATAGGCGAGATGATTACCAATCTCTCCGCGCCGCTCACCTTTGAGCCGGTATCCCGCATCGTGGCCGGGGGCTGGTCCAACGGCAGACCGGCGGAAGTGGCGGTGCTGGGCGCTGAGTTGCTTTGGGATAATGATGATTTTATCGTCTATGACAGCGGCGATCATATCAACTGGTCATAGGAGATTACATGACAAACAGATATATAAGCACCAACACAACCACAGGCGCGCCCTCAGGCGAAAAGACAACGCTGGTTGGAACGGAAGTATTCCCTATTTCGGGCAACCAAGTCGCGCTCGTGTCCTCCATCGCCACCTATACTCGCACCGTTGCGGGATGCTATGCAATCCCGGCGGGCTTCGCCTCCGTCAATCCTGCTGATGCAACGACTTATTACTTCGGCGCGTTCCCGCATGTAGCGCTTGGGACAACCGCAGCCATACAGCGGCTTTACGTCATGCGCGCCGGGACGGTAGTCGCCGCTGATGTTTTTTTGGTTGCCACGACCGGGACGAGTGAGACAAGCACAATCTCATTCCGCCTGAATAATACGACCGATACAACCATCTCAAGCGCCGTGGCTTTGAACGCGTCGCCGTTCCACGTGCAAAACACGGCGCTCTCTATTGCGGTAGTGGCCGGGGATTATTTCGAGATCAAGTGGGTAACGCCGACCTGGGTGACAGATCCGACGAACGTGCTGGGCTGGGTGCAGGTGTTTGTAAGATAGCACTCCCCCATAAAAACAACACTCCCGCTTCGACTTGGGAAATGGAAGCGGGGGTTGCAGAAACTAGCAAAGGGCGACGCTGGCGGCGATTTCTCTTTTAGTTTCCTGTCGGGCAGGGTTTCTCTGCTGTATTCGGGTGGCGGCGGTCTAAAGGAAGAGGCCACTACCTCCTAAAGTGTAGCACTTTCGGCTACGCGTGTCAATCTAATTCAATAGGCATCGAATTAGATTTAGGGGCGATAATCAATGTATTTCGTGCTTTTCTTGCAGTTACAAGAAAGACAAAGCGGCTGGGCGTTCTCAATAGTATTCCTACCCCCCATACTCAAGGGGAGTACGTGGTCAAGAGTTATTTCGACTTCAGGAGATCGTCTGCCACAACACAGACAGGTATTGTTATATTTTTCTTTCAGATCCTCCCATTCCTGATATATGATTTTCCCATTGTTGCCGTTGGCGCGAGCGCGGTAAGAATGGGAAAATATTGTCTGAATACGCGGAAATAACCCTACCACCCTCTTTTTTGGAAGATAACTGGCGTCTAGATAAACGGGAGGCGGTTTTGTTGTTTTTGTTTTAGGTGGTTTAGAAATACGCGCATCTCGTCCGCTGTAAACGCATGACCCTGGGTATCTACCTGGCTTGGGTTCTCTTTTGAATTCCGATAATTTATGCTCTACCCCGCACCTTGGACAAAAGCGTGTTAAAATCTCTTCCATCGAAGCACCTCCGTTGTGCTGAGATCACGCTCCCGGTGTTCCATCACGCGGGAGCACATTCGTTCTGATTATAACACAAAGCCCCCTAAGTGGGGGCTATTGGAGCCCAACGGACTTGCGTTAGCGGCGGCGGGTTGTTCCACGCATTACTGAATGCAGTTCACCATTTTCAGAAACACCAACATTTTCGCGGACGTCATCAGTCGTCCGCTGCACGCCGTGTTGGGCGGCGCACACAGGGCAACTTTCTGGATATTCGTGACGGCTACAAACAATATGCCTACATATTTTGTAAGTTGCAAAACTATAACATGCTTTTCCGCAAGCATCACAAATTTTCATGCTTCCTCACTTCCTGGCGGAGCGTCCGCCCAACGGGGCGCGTGAGCCGCCACTAATTACCAATTGGACAAAGTGCATTATGACCACCAACAGCGTGACCGCACTTAGGACAAACAGTCGGCTCCACGCCGTGTTGGGCGGTTTGCTTTGATGGCAGCAAAACAATTGGAAGATCATTACTTCTTTGCTCGGTCACAGAGCCATCCCTGTGAATTACTACTTGTTTTTTCTCGTCTGACATTTTATTTTCCTTTCAAAGTCGGGTAGTCCGCCCAACGGACTTGGGTTAGACGCTTGGCGTTTCACGCGCAAGCGATTCATTGAGCAATGCAATATCTTCGGCGGAGACACCGCAGAACGGGCAACCAGTAGCCAAGTCGCCTGCACGCATTTGTTGGGCGGCGATATAGTTTGGGGAATGATTACAATCGCAGATACCGCCGTCAATTTTACGATGACATCCCCCACTATCATGCTCGTCTATCGAATGTTTGCAATATTGACAATTCATTTCAAAATCTTTCTGTTGAGCTAGTCCGCCCAACGGTTTGCGTTAGTGGCTTTGGCGGCGATATAGAGCCACAAAAAATTTGCCACACAGTAGCCAAAGTCCACTGCACGCGATGTTCGGCTGGCAAGCCGTCCCTGTGCAAGCCCGTGTTAGCCCGCTACTCGGAATGGAATTTCAACTTATCGAACCACCGAGACGGCTCGAAGCGACCAACGATTTTCTTAGCCTTCTCGATTACGCCAGGCGCAGGATCATCATCCAAGAACCAGAGTGTGTATTCCCACGGATCACCCTTCTTTGCCTTATGGACTTCGACCTGACCTGCGCCGAACTCATTAGCAAGAGCCTGATTCGCTTTTGTATAGTTCATAACCTATCCTTTCAAGAGCGGGCTACTTTGCAGTCGGCGGTAGGGTGATAATGCAATGGTTCGCCGCAGTTTGGACAAGTCGGCTCCACGCTTTTGTTAGCTGGTTGCATTTCAGGCAAACCAAGCCCCATGAGTTTGATACACGGCAGGCAAAGTTCATTCCATGCCGAATAATGAGTTGGATACACCTTTACTTTTTTACCACAACGATCACATTTTTCCATGATTACCTTCTTTCTTGAAGAGCCAGCTAACGATTAGTTGCTCGGCGGGTCATCGAACACAATACGACCTTTTGCAATCACTTTTGGTTGCAGGTTGAAAACTTCGGGAATCTCCGCCGAGTCAACTGCACCCGTAGTTGGGCGGCTCAATCTCCAAACCTCCAACGCCAAGTCTCCAGCAATTTGATGATATTTACGGACAAGAGTTGCAATTTCTTCGCGCAACTCATTATAGTTAGGATTGTCACAGCAGAATTCCGCAACAGTGTCGATCTCTTTTTCTAAATCAACGTTCATTTCTACTCCTTACAGCGCACTGTCCAATGGTCTTGCATTACTGGCTGGCGATTTATACATCCAACCACGCTCGGCAAGACCACACAAATTCACCAATACGATAATTAGCCCACGCCCAAAGCCCACGCTTTGTTGGGCGGAATTTACGGCATTTGCAGGTTTGACGCACGCAAGCACCATCATAAGTATCATCAGACAAGTGCGTACCATGAAACCTTTGGGGGTGATTGCATTCACAAAAACTTTCTTTCACGTTTACCTTGCAGGGCTTCCGCCCAAGGCTTGCGTTAGCGGCTGGTTGCGGGATTGCAAACCGAACAGTTGATAGCGATACCATCGGCGCGGATGATACCTTTATCGCCACACGCCCAGCAACCAGTCGGCTGTGCAAGCGGTTGTTGGGCGGCTTGTCTATCTAGCCAACTTGCAAAATCAAACCTTGCAAAATGATCGTTTACCTTAATTTTTCTTCCTGCTAGTCTCAATTCTTCCTCGTAATCATTCATGAGTTTTAGATACATATTTTACCTTTCCTAACTAAGTCCGCACCAACGGTTTGCGTTAGTTGCGGCGGGTTGCCGCACCACATTTACAACCGAAGTTCTCTAATTGGTAGGCGTTGCATGTACAGCCGGGAGCCTTCCCGCCGTCAACTGCACGCATTGTTAGACCGCTTCATGGTAGCCACCAACACGGACAAATTTGGCGAAGCTGTAATACAACCAAAACCAAACCTATGACTCCAGCCAGCCATACTGTGATAAATATTAGTTCTCGTTTCTTGTTCATTGATTTTCCTTGCCCGAAAGAGCGGGCTAACGGTTTGCGTTAGCGGTTGGCGGGATTTCTCAAAATCCATTCGGGCAACGCAATACCGGGTAATAATTCATCCGCCAATCCGCTGCACGCCGTGTTGGGCGGCACATGGGACGCGCAGTACGCACGATAAAAACCATCTTTACGGATCGAGCCGCCATTTTTCAAAACAATCTTTTCGGTGGCTTTGGTTGTTTTGGCAGTTGCCAAATGGCGACCACACGAAAAACAGTATTGAGAGTGCATGATCTTACACACGATAGTATCACCTAAAATTTTCACTGTTTGCTCCTTCTGGCTATAAGGTAGCCGCCGAACGGCTTGCGTTAGGCGCATGGGTGGCTATGACTGTCCGATTTTGACCGCCGCCCACCCATGTCGCCTGCACGCATTTGTTAGCCCGCTTCATGACCTCTGAAACTTCCTGCCACACTTCGGACATACTTTCTCGACTTTGTTGCCAGTTTTCCTGACAACAAGTTTCACGCCGAACCCACAAAAAATACATCTTGTTTTACGTAGTTCACGAAAAATCTTGGTACTGCTTCCGTGCGGTCTGACAATACTCATAATTACATCCTTTGCAAAGTGCCAGCTAACGGCTTGCGTTAGCGGCGGGGCTGACCGCACGCAAGACAATAATTTGTGCCATTCGCCACCGTGAAGGATAACCCTTCTTTGCACGCACAGTAAGCCCCGTCCGACTGCACGCATGTGTTAGGTGGCTGGAATATGACAATGCACATCACGGCGGCGGCAATCATCCCACCCGCCACAAACATTCTGACCCTGACCAATGCGGCCGCGAGCACACTGGCGCTCAACATCACAGCAGCCAACGGCTGGGGTAAACCATGTTTGGCTCCGACAAAGATGGGACGACCACGCAAAAAGCGAACCGTGCCTTTCATGCAAAAGTCGTGCCACCAATTAGTATTAGTGCGGGCAGGAAGTAGACAGACAACCGTTGCTCCTCGCAGGCTTTCCGTGTAAGCCTTTTTGACCCACACAGATTGCCGACCAAATGGCGGGTTCATCCAACACGCATGCCACTGTGACCAATCTTGCAAAAGACCATTCTCCTCAATGGTATATCTTAGTGAACACTTCTTGTTATGCTCGGAAGCACAAACATCAATCACGATGTCAAATTCAGCCTCCAACGGTTTGAAGATACTATCGGGAGTTTCCCAATCTTCTCTTGCGTGTGCAAACTTCGTATCAAATTTAGCCATAAGCCACCTAACGGTGTGCTTTACCTGCGCTTGGTGGGCTTGGATAAGGTTTGAGATGTGGATAAAACTTTCGGCTTGGAAACTGCTTTTTTAGGCGCAGACTCCCAAGCGTCAGGTGCAGGCTTTGTTCGGCGGCGTTATCATCTTCGTTTTCTTCTTCCAGGCGGCAAACTTCGCACAACTCAAATTCACCGCTTGGGCTTAGATTTGCTGGCAAACAACTACATTCATAAATACCCATTTATTTCTCACTTCTCGGCTGGCAAGGTAGCCGCCGAACGGTTCGCTTTAGTGGCTTGGCGGTTCGTAACCTTCGCAAAAAGACACACCGTACCGCCAAGTCCACTGCAAGCGTTTGTTAGACCCCGCCCCACATATTGCGAATATCATCAGGGGAGAGACCACTGGACAAAAGAGAAGCAATCATTTGTTTACTCTCTTGTTCATTGCGATACTCTGGGGTCATTTGGTGCATGACCAAGAGACCAGCCACAACATCATCGCGCTCATCGTGGCTTGACTTGCCCATCATGCGGGCAACTGCGCCGAATAAACCAGCCATTGCCATATTGTTTGGGTCATCAGAATCAATCCGCAGACCTGTTTCGCGTTCCATTCGTTCAATCAAATCACTTGCTGCGCTCATGTTTTTTCTCCTTTTGGGTGATACCCTGCCAGCAAGACAGGGGTCTAACTAGGGTATGAGCGGAGTGTACATCGTCGCACTCATTTTCAAAAATCCAGCTTGATGTACCTTTTCCGCTTTTTGTTTATTACAACATCAGGCACGACTTTCTCAAGTGCCTTTTCCAGGGCGATTTTTACCGCATCAGTCCTGCTCATTTTGTAGATCGCATCCTCATTCAATTTATCTGCAAGTGCTTCGATGCAAGGCAGGTAGTCCGTGAGATCAGGTCGGTATTTCATCTTCGTTTTCCAGCGCGTCGTGATCCTGGACGCATTCCCACTCGCGGGTGAGTGGGTTGTACTCCATCTCGTGATCGCATATCCGGCAGACGGGATCGCCGTCCGGGGATTCGGAGGGAGGGTCGAAGGTGAGGCGGGTCATGCTGGCTCCTGGGCGAGAAGGGCGCGGGCTTCTTCAGGTAATTCCACGAACATCACACCAATTGAGGTTATGTGTTTTCCGGTCCCGTTACAGACGCGGCACTCAATCATATCATCCGAAAAAACGCCTTTGCCATTACAGTAATCACAATCGCTGAAGTTGTCAGAAAATTTACTGACAAACTCCCTCAGTTTCGCATTCTCCGCTTCCAGCGCCGCGATAGTTTGTGTTTGACTACCATGCAATTCTTCGAATTTGTTCATGTGCGTTTTCCTTTTCTATACCAGGATTATAAAGCAGGAACATTGAATTTGTCAAGGGCGTTTACTAAACTGGTTTATAAAGAAGTTACAAAAATGACAGTAAATTTACTTGACAACACAATCAAGGCGTAGTAATATCAGGACATGGAAAAAAAATACCCCACCCCCCACTCCCGCCGCGTGCTGGGAAATGAATATGAACAGACCCGCCGCGAATATGCAAAGCGGGCGCGCAGCCTGCTAAAGAAAGGTTACTCGCTGAGACGGGCCGCGGCGATCATCGGGGTTAGCCACCAAACAATTAATTTATGGATGAATATATACTATCCATCAGATAAGGAGGCGGAAGGGGAAGCGTAACCAAAACACATCGCCAGCGTCATGTTGGTGATAGAATAGAAAAAGCCCGTCACGTGAATGACGGGCAGGCAACTGAGCAATCATCCTTCTCCGGGATTAGGCTCTTCTCCATCTTACCACAACTCGTGGAAAATGGGAAAGGGCGGAAAGGCAAGAATGTATCATCCCTACAAATCCAAAACAATCGAACGTATCTCCCTCGCGCAGGTTCCTGTACGCGAGATCACGCCGCAGGAGCAGCTTGACATTCTCGACAGAGAGATCAAGACGCTCCGCGGCTGGATAACTGTTTATCTCAAGGCGGGGCAGGCCAAAGAAGCTGCCACTCATCAGGCGACACTCGCCCGCTTCGAGATGGAGCGCGAGCAGATCAAGGCGCACATTTACGCAGACCCCCAGCGTGCCAAACTTGAAAAACGCCTCCCGTTTTTTGACGCTATCCTGGCAAACGACACAGAGGGAATGCGCCGATTGCTGAAAGCGGTGCGATCATGACCGACAACGATTATTTCGAGTTGATATTCCTGGAACTCTACGCACATGCCGCATTTGAAGCGGACGACTGCGACGAGAACCTGAGCGAATGGGCGCACCTATCCCGCACATTGAGTCGGGAGCGAGCCGAGCGAGCCGCCGCACGAGCGCCGCAACCGCCTCCCGTCTTTGGATCGGCGGAGTGGTTCGCAAGTGTGCCTGAAATTGAACCCTAATCACAGAAAGAAAGGAATAAACATCATGCAAAATGCAATCGTAAAAAATCCAGTTACCGAATACCTCCGCCAGCCTGACAACTTCCAGGATTTTGTCAACCTGCTTGGAAAAGATGCCGCGCCTTATGTGCAAAGCGTAATCATTGCCGCGTCCTCCACAGAGGACTTGATGCAATGCACGCCGCAGAGCATTCATAGAGCCGCCTTGCGCGCCGCGTCTCTCGGTTTATCCTGTGACCCCGCCGTAAAACAGGCATGGCTTATCCCTCGCAATCGAAACATTGCCCCGAAAGGGCAGACCCCGAAGTGGATCAAGGAAGCGCAATTTCAGCCTCATTATTTTGGGGTTTACTTCCTCGCTATGCGAACGAACAAGTACTGGATCATCAACGTTGCGCCGATCTATGAAGGCCAGCAGGTGTTTGAAAACCCATTGACCGGACTGCACGCGGTACAGGAGGAAAATGGATTTATGGGTCAGCCGCAATCCTATAACGCCGCATATTCCCGCAATGTCACTGTGCGACGCGACCAGGGCAAGAAAGTAATAGGCTGGCTTGGCTACTACAAGACCACGAAGGGGTTTGAGAAGTCCGTCTATATGTCCTGCGTCGAGATCGAAGAACACGCCATGAACTATGTCAAAGACTATTTAGACGACGACGGGAAGATAAAAAACCCAAACTGGAAAGACCCAAAGAAGCGCCCCACGATGGAAATGAAAACCGTCCTGCGTGCGCTTTTGAATTGGGCGGATAAGAGCGGCATCGAACACTCTCCGCAACTCAGGGAAGCATTGAGGGCAGATGAGCCGATTGACGTGGAGGCAGAGGATATTCCGGTGACGCAAGACCTGTCTGCACAGGCAGAGCCGGAGGACATCACTGGCGATTTGGATAAAGATTTTCCACCCGAAACCGACTTGCACCCCATGACCTACGACGAAGCGAAGCAGGTTGTCGTCAAAGTCAAAGGCGGCAAAGAGAAGTTTATGGGCGAGTTGACCAAAGAGCAACTCGATTATGTGATTGAAAAATCCATCCTGAACGAGAAAGTCGAAGCCGCCAGGATTGTGCTTGCCCATGATTTCCAGATGGAAGCCGTGAGCGCAGAACCGGAAAGCCCAAAACTTTTATAACCCTATCATCCCCCAGCGCGGTTTCTTGGCTCGCCGCGCTGGGGTGGGCAAACATGAAAGAAGGACATGATGGAAGAACAACATATTTATCACCACTCAGATAATGACGGCGCACGTATCAATGTAAAAGTTGAAAAGAATACAAAGGGTTTCAACTATGAAGCAACTATCACAGGCGCGAAAACTGTTGATGAAGCAATCGCGCTTTTGAAAGAAGCCCAGGCGAAACTTCAAGCCGAGTATGGCGGTGAAGCGGGCAACACGCCGTGAGCCTTCGCACTACCTAAGCCACTCCGCGTACCACCGGCGCGAACATGAAAGAAGGATGACATGTATTGGATGAATATTGATACAGGAAAAGTAACAGCAAGGGATTTTGACGATCCGCCATTTGGTAATTTATGGATAGAGATCACCGAAGAAGAGTATGGCGATCTTGTTCATCCCTTGGGAACTGGGCAGCAATATTCTATCTACACCCAAGAGTTTGACGACTTCTCCGACGCAGACCCCGGACTTTAGCCACAAGCGTGACCGGCGGCATGCTGGCAAATCTAATCTGATTAGATTACACAGATGATTGCAACCGCCGGCTGGCCGCCGCCCCCACCGACCAGTATGAACCACTACATAACCCTGCTGGCGGTTCCACCAGCAACAGCCCCGGAGCGGCGGGGCAAAACATAAGGTATTACGGGCTGGTCGAAAGGGTGCTTGGGCTGTATAGCCGTTAGCAATTCTCGATAAGTATGCCGAAGTTGCAGAACATCCAGAGACAAACAAGCCCCTACCAGCCCGCTACCACCCCTGCCGTGTGAGTTGTCTCTTATCGCTACCGACGACAACGTAATTCTAGCGAGCGGCAAGGGGAGCATAGGTCACCGAGCAAGCGGGTCTTGCAGTCTCTTGAAAACAGGCGTTTGGCTTAGTCGAGTGGGCGTGACTTGCTACATGAGAAAGGATTGACCAATGTTGGCATATATCGACCAAACACTCAAAACGCGAATGGAGAGCATTCGCATCAGCCCGCCCCGCGCCTTCTGGTGCATGGAGCACGGCTGGCGGAACAGGCACGGCGTAGACCGTGATGGCCACGGCGGGTACATCTGTATCGTTTGCAAACAGCCGATCACGAAGATCGTGGAACTCGCCGCCGCGCTGGAACAGGAGAGCACATGAGCAAGAACCCACTACTTCAAACCCTTATTTCGATGACAGGGCAAGATAATGTTATTACGGTTCACCGCCCGTTTGTCGAGTTCACAGGATCACTTGAGGCGGCAATGATGCTATCTCAATTGCTCTACTGGACATCAAGATCAACAATGGGCGGGTGGATAGCAAAGTCAGATAAGGACTGGAAAAAGGAACTTTGTCTTACCAGATACGGGCATCGAAAAGCAACCGAGACACTTGTATTGATGGGTGTGGCTGAAACACAAATAAAGAAATTCAACGGCGCACCAACCACTCATTACCTAATCCTTTGGGAAACTCTAGAAAACGAGTGGATTAGCTGGCTCCGTTCGTCTGAAAACGAACGAACGGAAAGTGCGAAAACGGACGATGGAACGTCCGAATCCGAACTTTCCTTAACAGAGACTACAGCAGAGACTACTTCAAAGATTGAGGAGGAGGACGTAACTCAAGACATTTTCAAAGTTTACCAACGCGAGATTGGTGTATTGACTAAAGTATCTGCTGACTTCTTGGAAGATGCTGAAAAGACTTACGGCCCCAAATGGGTCTGTGATGCCATTACAGAAGCCGTGAAAAACAACGTCCGGAACTGGAAGTACATCGAGGCGATTTTGAAACGCTGGAAGGCGCAAGGCAACCAAGAAGCGATGAATAAAAACGGTAAATGGAAATCCAGCAAGCCTGACCTCACCGAAATCATGCGCGAATATGCAGAGGAACATGGATATGGCAACGCATTTTGAGATAACAGAAGTCGTAAACTTAATCAAGCGTCTCCCAAACTCCCCTATTACAGACAAGATCGGACTTGACGAAACGGTACGCCTGTTCCTGGCGGTGCTGGGTGATCTACCTGCTGAAACTATAAAGACGGCGACCATCCAATACTTGAGCGAGGGCAACCCCTTCTTCCCCACTCCTGGCGCAATCCGCGATAAGGCGATGGAACTGCAAATGCTGGCTCTTGGAATCCCGACGCCTGCGGAGGCATGGGGAATGGTGCTCACGGCGCGGCAATATGTGGAGCCTGTATTTTGTGCCGAGGGCTGGAGGTCACGATCAACCGGGGATAAGGCGAATGAAGAATACTGGAAGGTGGTCAAGGAATCACGCAAGCATGATGACGAATGTACGTCCTGTCGTCCTGGTGGCTTTCAGGAAATTTACGGGCATAATGCCGTCGCTGAAACTGTGCGTCTGCTGGGGGGGCGTGACATCATTCTGACCGACAACCCCGTAGCAGACCGAGCGCGCTTTATTGAAGCATACCGCGAAGTAGTCGCCCGCGAGCGCATGAAGATGGCGATGACGCCGCGAGTATCACAGTTTATTGAACAGTCTCAACACCTGCTGGAAGATGACCAGCGCGCAGCGCTTGATACCGGCGAGAGTGCAGAACTCAGCAAGCAAATGAAACGGCTTACAGCCAGATTGGAAAAATGAAATGGCAACGATACACACGACGATGGATTTACCGCACGGCTGGCACAGATGGTTTCTGGTTCACGACGAAGCGGAAGCCGCGCAGATAGCGCAAGGCAAGACCGGATGCTACCTGTTCCAGTCGCAGATCATCAAGGCGCTGTACCTTTTAGTGCCAGAAAGTAAGGATTGACATGCCTCCCGCAAAACAAAAACGAAGTACAGTCCACAAGTGCTTCCATGCGGACTACATAAATGGGAAGTGTCTCAGATGCCGCAACAATCGCCGCTGGAAGGAATACAAAGAAAATGTCTACCCTATTTTCACGAAGAAGATCGGCGGCGTTCGTCAGGCCGGTTTTGTGCGTGACGGGCGCACGTTCCGAGAAAGGAGTTTGGCATGAACATAGCCCGATATGAAACAATGCTGCACAAGGAAGCGGATGCCGCTCATGAAGCCGCGCAGAAAAGCGGGCTGGCGACTGACTACATTGTCGCCGCGCAGTTGTACGAGAAATGCGGCGACTTCGGTATGGCTAGAGTCTGCCGCGAGGCGGCGGAAAGACTGCTGCGTGGCAAATGATATACCCGTATTACTGGCGCGTGCATACCCGCCTGCCTGAGCGTTTCGGGGAGCGTTGCAGGGTGATTGTGTTTGGGCGGCGCATGAATTCGGCGCTGGTGGAATTCGAGAGCGATAAATACCGGGTCGTGACGAGCCGGAACTACTACCGGAAGGTGAAGCCATGACCACCCCCTTTCCCGCCACTGAGACGCGCAAGCATAAGTCGCTCCTAATGACGATGTTTCTGCTTGACTTCGAGAAGGTGACAGGCCAGCGCGTGACGGTTGAACTCATACGTAGTCCTGAATGGAAAGCGATGCGGGATACGTTTGTAAATATATTCCTGCCTTTGTTGCAGGAGAAAGGAAGGCTGACAAAATGATCTACATTGCCGCACTTGTTTTAGGTGTGCTGTTCGTGTGGTTCCTGCTGCTTGCGGCTGGGCTGGGCGCGATGGCAGACCACGCCCGCGAAGAAAAGGAGCGTGAGCCGTGATTGCGTTCATTCTCGCCGCTTGTTTTCTTGCCGCCGCTGTTGTTTGGGCGGCCTATTGTGTCGCCACGGCGCCACGGCGACGTATCAGTCAATTACATAGAAAGGAATTGAAATGATAGACCCCGTTTTGATTTGTGTCGCGGCATACGTGCTGCTGTTCGCGTTCATCGTCCTGCTTCGGTGGGACGCGGGAAGGCACAAATGAGCATATTCCGGCACATTGTGGGAATAACTTGTGAGTTGCTGACCCTGGACGATCCGTACGACAAGCGCGAGCGCGTGACCCCTGCGGTGACAGACACACGCAAAGCTAAGACCGGCAAAGGGGCTGCAAACATAACCGGCAAGCGTCCAAACAGCAAAGCATACACGGTTTTGGAAGTCACGGCCAATAACTACGCAGAGGCCGCGAAGTTTTCCGAAGGCGTGACCATCGAAGGAAACGCATCCATTGCCATTGTCCATACCGGGCGCAACAAGTGGGAGATACGTGTCGAGGAATGGGACACGGATTTTACGAAATGACCACCTGCCCCCGCTGCGGCGGGCTGATGAAGGAGCCACGCGGGGATTGACAGGGGGAATTTGATTTGATAAAATAAATAAAAAAGAAAGGCAGAAACTATGGACTTAAAAAATCCTTTGACGCAATGGGAGGCCGCCCGCGTCAAGACTGAGTTCGAAGAGAAATTCGGCAAGAAACTGAAATACCGTGTGCTGGTGGGATATTCTCCCGTCCAGATCGGGGCGCGGTTCGGTGTGAAAGCCGAAGATATCGCGAAGATGGCTGGCAGGAATAACGGAAAGGAAATGACATGAAAGATATGACGATGGCAAAATGGATTGGGTTGGCGCTAAAAATAGTTCTTGCTGTTATGGTGGCTGCGCTTTTAGGATCAGAAACGATGAATTTCGCCAACTTCATCACCCCTCCTGACAAGTGGTATATCGCCTATACGATTTTCGGTCTGACTATGGGCGCATTTGCTGTATACCTATACTTGCTTTTGAAGGACGCGGAAACCTCCTTGCAAAAGACGGTTGCTTTGATTATGACCGGCGTTGGATTGATCGGAGAATTGGCAACAGCAGGTTTTGGGATGCAAATCGAAGGCTGGAAGAAGATGGGCTGGGCGCTTACCCCTGCTGATTATGACTTCATGATTTTGGCAATCCGAATTATTATGCTTGTACACGGTCTTGCTCTCCTGCTGTACTGGTTTGGTGACCGAATATTTGAAATCATTGAAGAGGCATCAGGCAAGGATATAAATAAGGATGGCAGGATTGGCAAGAACAAAGGTTCTAATCAGCGTCCCGCATACACACAGACCGACCAACAGCCGCAGCACACACTCGACGAGTTCCTGGCCGGCGCCGGAATGACCAGACAGCAGGCCCAGGCGCAGTTCAAGGATCGGGACGCGTTCATGAGAGTTGCTAGCGGGAAATTCGACTACATTAGCGGCGGGAACATGCGCCGCATGTATGGCGAGCTCATGAACGGACAAAACGCGGACCCTACCCGCGCCGCCCGTTAGCTGAGGCGGCGGAAGAGGAATATCCAGTAGTTTCGAATATACTGGCGGAAGAAGCCGAAGAAGCCTACAAAACTACTGGTGAAGAATATACTGGCGATGCTGAAAATCTACCGAGCATTGAGTTCTATTACGGAAAGGTGAAACAAAATGGACGATGGATTAAGACCGGAAAAATCTACTGGATATACACTACCTACGCCAATGGGCAAAGAAAGCGCGTTAGCCCCAGTAGAATCTACCGCAGAGAGAAGCGGATCACTAGTATTGATAGATGCCCCTATGAAGGACGAATCCTTGATTTCTACCGCCGAAGTCTCAGCTTCAAAAATACTGGCGGTGCAAGTGATGATGGGAGATTTCAGGGCATTGAAGGCAGAACTACCGGCAAGTCGACAAGCAAGCGGTAACGGAAAAATATACTGGAGCGCAGAACTACCTGGGCATACTCTCTCTATCATGGATGGAATTCTACTGGTGGACAATGAACCCGCCAGTATATTGATTGAAAAACTACTGGCGGAAGAGTGATTCAAGCCCGTATTTTTATACTGGTGCTTGTACTGGCGAGTCTTGCCTGCGGGCAGATCGTGACAACACCTATTCCCACTGCTGTAATCGCGATTACTCAGACGCTTACCGTGGCCCCCTCCCCTATCCCCTCCCCCACTGTGACTCTCTCCCCGGACATGGCGCAGATCGTTGCCCCTACTGTAAATGTCAGACAAACTCCTGACGGTACGGTGATCGGGACGCTCAAGGCCGGGGATGCGGTGACGGTACTGGGATGTGGAACTGACCCGGAAGCAGATGATTACAGATGGTGTTCCATTGCAGAACCATCCGGGTATGTGTGGCAGGGCTGTTTGAGTATCAATGACGGGCTTGGGTGCGAGGCGAAATAATGGAAATACTAATCGGCATTTTGATTGGTTTGGTGATTGGCTACGTTATCGGGCATAGACACGGAACTTATCACGGAATAGGGCAAGTAGACAAAATATTACGAATACCGCCCGGCAGCGAAATTACATCTGCAGAATACAGGCAGCGCAAATGACCCGATATTGGATAGTTAATTATCCTTTGTGAACAAATGTTCAGTAATGAAATTGTAATGTTGCCTTTGCAGGACGATCACGTCTAGATTAAGCGGGGCGGAACCATCCGTCATTGGAGCACGATATGGGCGAAGCACAACTGACACAGAGCCAGGAGAACTGGCTGCGACAAATCGACACGACGTATCGGCGTGAATTTTTCCGAAGGATAATGATTAACGCCAGGCCAGAGAATCAGGCTATGGTTATTCCAGAGGGGGTGGAGTGGTACAGGAACTTGAATTTTATCGAGCAGAAAGTAGCCGAGCATGATACGCGGCTGAATAAACTTTTTGGCGCTCTGAAAAGAAGCGCCGGTCAACTGTCAAAACTACTGGAATAGTGTATAATGTTCTTTGGTAGTTCGGGCGCATCGAGGGCGTCCCGCCACTAAGACGTAGTGCAGGGAATCGTGTTGGCCGAGCGAATATATAAGTCGGCGTCGTCATTGCACAGATGAGCGACCTGGACGCCCGAACGCTAATTGAATATCGTTTGCCACGCGAATAAAATCCCCTGGTAGACGCAAAGCGACCTCTCACGTAAGTGACACGTCGCAGAGACTCAACCGAGTCTTTGCGACGTGTTTTTTTTGTTTATCAACATAAATAAGGAGATTGTAAACATGAAACTTAGTCTGACTCTGATTGCCCTTGCGGTTGGTTTGGCATACGGGATCATCGTGCAATACTTCCCGGACTTCCCGGTCTCACAAGAGGTCTTACTTGCCTTTGTGGTCTACGTCCTGGTGAAGCTGGGCATCGAGATCGTCGAGCCTTTCGTTCGCGATGGGCTTGTTAAGGTTGGCTTACGCGGCTTCAAATAACCCCCGTCCCGTGCCTGCGCCGCTGGCTCGATCTATTCTCCGGGGCGGCGCGGCGGGACAGTTATTACCCTATGCCATGACAGAAACCGAAGGTTCAAATCTGATGCGTAGCGGGATCATGAACCGAGTGGGTAGCTTCCACTGGCTTGTATTGTGGGGCGGCCGACGTGCCGCCCGCGCTGGAGGCGGGTTGATCGCCGTCGAAGGTTGGAGGAGTAACGCGACCTCCTGGCATATATGTAGTGTCAACGTCCCGGCCAACACTCAC